ATGCAATTCGACTTTGAGCAATTCACAAAACGGTTTAAACGGGCTTATCCCGTAGCAAGGTACGGCAGACGCAAACAAAATGATGGCAACGATTGTGATCTGTTCTCTTACGATGAGGCTTTAGAGGTGTTCCGGGAGTACTTCCTGGCGTATGAGTATTACACGGGAACGGCACACCCACAACTAAAGCGTGAAAAGATAATTGACATTATCCAGCGCATGGATGTGGGAGAAACACCAGAGACTTGCCCATATGATGATATGAGCTTTTCCCCGGCGGATTATCCCGCCATGATTGACGCACATTTCCGTACAAAATACCGCGATGATTGCGATTATAACATCTGCCATTTTTTCAGCGGTTGCATCCGCTATTTGCGGTGGTTCAACACTGCCGTAGTTGACCGTGAACTAACATGAAGGGAGAACAAACAAATGGATATGCAGAGCTTAAAGAAAGAGGCCCGCCGCGAGTATATGCGCGAGTGGAGAAAGAAGAACCCCGAAAAGCTGCGGGCAGCACAGGAACGCTACTGGACGCGGAAAGCCGCTGAAATTGCCGCAAAGCGTGAAAAACCGCCCATTTCGGGCGATTCCAACGAGGGGACAACAAATGACACCTAAACAAGAAAGGGCGCTTGCAGCGCTTATTTCGTGTCCCACAGCGCGGGCAGCAGCCAAATCCGCCGGGCTTTCTGAATCTGCATTGCGTCGCTATAAGCAAGACCCGGTATTTCAAGCCGAATACCGCAAGCGCTGCAATGAACTACTTGAAGCAGCTTGCACCAAAGCCAAAAGCGCTTTGCCGCCCGCAATCGAACGGTTAAACGCCATTGTTCAAGATGACACGCAGCAGCCCCGTGAACAGATTGCAGCAGCCCGCGCTGTGTGCGAATACTCTTTGCGGTTAAATGAAGCCGTAGACATTGAACAGCGCTTGCGGGCGCTGGAAGAAAGGAGCCAAGACCACTGAAAAGCAGCACAAAAGCCCGCCTGGCAATGTTGGAACGGCTGGCAGGCAGTGATACAGGCGGACACGTCTATATTTGCGATGACGGCAGCGAGTACCAATCCGACAACTATGACTTGACATATTATCTGACCCACACCGGCTACTACACGCCAGACGGGCGCAAACTGGTGCGAGTAAAGCGCCCAAATTGTTATATTGACCCACTATCAGAAAGCCTATATCAGCTTGAGGACGAAATCCTTGAAGTGGGACATTTTGAATTTTCCGAACCAAAAGGTGACGAAGTACCATGAAACGAAATTTTGAAGAGCGATTAAAGGCGCTGGAAGAAAGGGAAAAATGAACTTCAGACTTGAAGATCACAGCGAAGAAGTGCTGAAAGCAATGAATGGTGCTGTATTGCGCGGATTGGAAAAGTGCGGGCTGGTAGCAGAGGGCTATGCCAAAAAGCTGGTAAACAGCCCTGGTAAAAGGGGCACCGGTTATTTGCGAAACAGTATCACGCACACGGTAAACATGGAAGAAAAGGCAATGTACATTGGCAGCCCGGTGTCTTATGCCAGCTTCATCGAAGTGGGAACCGGCGTATATGGGCCAGCGCATACAAGCGGATACTGGGTGTATGTTGTTGGTGGGGAAAAACATGAAAGCAAAAACCCTGGCAAGCGGTACACGCTGGAAGAAGCAAAACGTATTGTTGCTATGCTGCGCAGCCAGAAACCGCCTGTTGAAGCGTACTACACAAACGGACAACCGGCAAAGCCTTTTATCAAGCCTGCTGTTGCTGACCATGCGGACAAATACATGAAAATCCTACGGGATGAACTGAAAGGAAAGTAGACAGCACCAAAATAAGATGTATTGGAGTGAATGGCAATAAAAAAAGACTTTACAGCGAGACTAAAGGCGCTGGAAGATTCCCTGACAGCGCAAGACCCTGTTGCAATCGTTGAACCCGTTCCCGGCGGCTACCTGCTGAAAACCGGCACACAGAAAGGCGCGATTGTAACGATGAACGAACTGAACAAACGGTATGACGTTGTAATCATTGACGATGTACCGAGAATTAAAGAAAGTGAGTAAAAAACTATGAATTACGCAAAATCTTACATTGACAACTTCCGCAAATACTCCGCCGCCGTTGCAGCCGAAAAGGCAGCCCGTGCCGCACTCGAAAACGAGTACAACGACCACCGCATTACACAGGTTGCATTTGACGCCAAACTTGCCGCCATTCTCGAAACTGCCCCGAAAGAGGCCGAGTTCCGCAAAAAGGCTGACAAAATCGTTGCAGACTTTGACGCTGCCTATTCTGCATGGATTGCGCCGGACGGCAGCAAGGTTGATGAAGCC